CGCCGTTTGAAAGCCCATGATTAGCGATGGTAACGGTGCAAGTCGTTGACCCCGGAATATCGTACGTACCCGACAACGCACCCTGCGTATCAACCACGCACGAGTTAAACGTCGTCGAAGTCGAGGGCGAAATAACTACGCCCTTCAACCGGGTACGATCCGCGTACGCAAGCGCCGAGGCTGTTGCGTGGAATGACTTTACGTCGTATTGCATCGCCATGATAGGCTCCTCAATTAGACGTTCTGCTGGCCTACCAGCGGATCAGCAACGAAGTAGGTGATGAAGCCACCAACAGTGCCAGCACCCGAAGTGTCGATGGTCACAGTAACGTAAGACAGCTCGCTAATAGCAGTGCGAGTCAAGCCAGCGGTAATAGACCCAACAGCAGAGACGGTCAGGTTGTTGGCGATAGCCGCGCCGGTCACGGTGCCACTAGTGTAGCCACGGGTGCCAAGATCAACAGAGCCTGTGCCTGCGTCATTAATTTCCACAGACAACACAACTGCGCCTTCAGGAAGGATCAGGTCAGGAGCACCAGAAACAGAAGAGACTTTGACGTTAGTTGCAGTAGCAACAGATGCGTCAGCAATGTAGAACTGAGCAGCCATAACGCCGGAGCCACAGTATGCGGTGCGAGTCGTGTCGCCGCCGCCCGAACGCCAAATACTTTGGGTGGTAGAAAGAGCCATGTTTTCCCTCATGCGGTTAGGCACGTCAATCTGCATGAAGTCAGGCCGGGAGCCTGTTTGACGTACCGGATAAATCCCGGAATAACTACTTTATATACTACAAAAAGGGGGGCGTAAAGCCCCCCTCTTCTTACGCGCCTTGCGAGCCGTACATGCCCAGCGGGTCAGACCAGCCGAACGAGTAACGCTCACGAGCCTTGTAACGGACGTTACCAGTGTCAAAGTCACCGTCCATCGACTGAGCCAGCGGGGTACGAACAAAGTGCTTCATGCCGTTTGGAACGTCAGTGGTCAGGAACCATGCGTTTGTGTCGGTCAAGAAGTGGTTGATCGTATGGCCTTCTGGGATCGAGCCGTTGTTCTTCAGAGCGTTGATGTCGTTGTCATTGGTGCCGACGCGGAGTTCGGTTTCCAACAGACGAGTAGCAACGAACTGGAGAGCAGGTGGAACGATCAGTTTGCGTGGCTTAGCGGCGATCAGCAGACCGCGTTCGTCAGTCCAAGCAGCGATCTGAATCACTGCGTTTTCCAACGAGGTTTCGTTCAAATCGGCTGGGGTAGCCGGAATGTTCGAGTTAGTGCCGCCACCAACCAGCGGGTGAGAAGCCGAGAACAGAGGCACGCCGTCGCCGCCGTAGTACTGAGCGGAGTTGGTGAAGCCGTTGTTCAGGACCGATGCTGCTTTGACCTGCTTGGTGTAGGCCATAGCACGAGCCAGCGCCTTGGTATAACGAGCCGACAGGCTGTCATACAGGTTGTCTTCGATGGCCTCTTCGGTCAGCGAGAAACCCAGAGCGATGGTTTCGTGGTTGTATCGAGCAGTCCAAGCTTCCTGACCGTTGTCGTACGCGATTGCAGAACCTTCGTTCTTAACCGGTGCGGCACTGAAGCCAGACAGTTTGGTTTCCTCTTCGAACGAACGCTCGGAAGTCTCAGTTTCGTAGATTTCCTTGTGTTCTTCGCCGTAACGAGCGTACTCCAGACCGAACAGTGCGTTCAAGCCGGGGAGCAGCTCTTTCAATAGTTGTGCGCGTGAAATAGCCATGATTCAAGCTCCCTTATACGTTGTCAGGACCGTTCGGGTTGAGGTACGAATGTCCGCCAGCCAGAGTTACCGACGCGGTTTCACCCGTGAAGTCGATAGTGATGGTTGGGTATGGAGCATTCCACTTAACAATTACTTCGCTGTAGTTGCCGCTAGAGTTGGTAGTCTCAGGAACCAGATTGTTGCCCGAATCATAAGCACCAATATTCGAGTTGCCCGAAATAGTGGTGTTTGTCGAAGGCTGAGAAATAGCGAGGTTGTCGCCCAGAATCGCGCCCGAAATCGGGGTGATCGTGGTCGAAGTAGCGCCGCCAGTCACAGCAACTTTAAACAGTTGGTCAGGATCATCTGCTACGTAAGCCAGAATGTCCGAAGCAACGACGTTACCGGGGTACGAGTTGGCAAACAAAATCTGACCCGTAGACGGATTAGTATATGTGCAGCCAAGGAACACACCAACTACGCCTTGCGACGTAACAGTGGTAGTACCCGTTTCTTTAACAATAGTGCCACCATCCAGACGAACGATGTCGCCGTTATAGATAGCGGTACCGTAGTTGCTTGCAATCGGGAGTTCACGAGTTTGGCCCGCGAACACCTGACCGCCGATCAGATTGATCGGTTTTAGCCCGTAGGGGGCCGATACAGTCGGATAAGCCATGTTTTACTCCAAAAGTTAGATTAACTTCCCTTACCGAACGATGTAGAAGATTTCCGCTCGTTAAACAACGGCATCCTCGGGTCGTTCTGGCGCATCAGGCTGTTATCTACAGAATCCATTTGTCCTTCGGACTGTTTCTGGTAGTAGCCATTACGCTGGTCCACCAGCTCCTGTGGAGTCTTGCAAAGTAACAACCCGCCAATCTCGACGTTGTCCTTAAAGCGACTATTCGGATCGACTAGCAGTTGAAATTTTGGTTGCTCTTCTATCTTTACAGGCTCCCAGCCTTCCCGGATTTTGGCGGAAATATTGCGTGGGTCAGCATTGTTTAGAGTCGAAACGCGAATCCATCTGTACGCGAAGCCGGGTTGCTTATCTGGTTCAGGGAGAAGCTCAGGTGGAGCCCACTGCTTGGGGCGCTCCTGCACGGCACGAGTTTCAAGTTCACGGGCAAGTCTGTTTTCAGCCATTGTTGGCCTCCATTTTCATTAGTTCACGGGCGTATTGCTCAGGGGTGATGCCAAGACGCTTAATAGTGTCCAACTGTGACCGCTTCAGCGTTATCTTTTTGGAGGATGTGCTGCGGGTCGCAGGAGCTACGACCGTGGACGGTTTTTCTGTGCGCGGCGTAGCCTTTTCAGGTTGCGGCGAAGAATCTGTTGGGAAGTAGTCCGGGAAGCGTTGACGCATGGTTCCGTCAATCTTCTGCCAATACTCGTCGGTGGACGTGTACTGAGTTCCGTACTGTTTGACTAGTTTTTGGTGTAGCCCAAGTGCAAGACTAGTCATCTCCTCGTCCTGACCGAACCAAGTATTGCGCTCTTGCCACGCAATTGCCCTTGGGTCAGGACGAGCCACTGGGACTTCTGGACTAGTTTGTACCTCATCTTGTTGATATTGTAAAGAGGGTACGTAATCTTTTGCCTTTTGCAACTTAATTTGAGCGGAATTAAGTCTCTCTTGCGCATCTAGCAACTTATCGGTATCCCCGGCATCATAGGCTTCTCTATAAGCCTTCTTAGCCGCGTCCAACTCCAGCTCAACCGCTGATTGGTACGTTTGGAGATAGTGTTTTTCCCCTTCGGAAAGTCTACCCTTGAGACTGCGGTTTTCCTCAAGCATTCTTTTTGCTAAGTCTTCCGCAGCCTGACGCTCCCGCAGGGCTTGTTCTTTCTCCCGGCGCTCGTCGTGGTACACCTTCTTCATCTGCTTCAGACGGACTTTAACCTTCTCGGAATAGTCCTCCAGATCATCCTGATCAAGCTCTTCGACGATCTGCTTGGGCAACGGCTCCCGACCACGATCTTCTTCGGGGGTATCGTCTTCTATTTCAAATTCGATATCGTCCAGCTTAGCCTCGGCGGGATTAGCCTTTTCTTCCTTCTCGTCGGGAAACTGAAATTCTTGCTGTTCCATAATCGTTCTCTCCTTTATGCGCGGCGAATACCGCGTGGGTCTTGCACGACTGCTTCCACCGTATCGTCATTGATCAGGCGGAACTCCTTACCGTGAATCTTCAACCGAGTGCCGCTATTCGGACGAGCTAAGATAAAGTCACCCTCCTTACACCACGGACCGTTTGGAAACCGTTTCGTATCTGTGTAGCAGTCGGGACCAAGCTTAATAACAAAGAAAACTGTCGCCAGCACTTCTTCAAACTGCTTGGTTTGATCCGCTTTAAGCAATCCGCTTTCAAACGTATCCTCAACGTCCGGCAAAGTTACAAGGATGTGGTAGCCAGTTGGGTCAGGGAGTTGTTTTGCTTTCTCCTCCGCTGTCTGTGGTACTTCACCGCTTTCTGTAGCGATTAGTATTTCACTCATCGTTGTTGCGCTCCATTTGGTCTGCAAGGTCTAAGATAAAGCCTTCTGCGATGGATAGACCCCGAATCTCCCCGCATATTGCGCGATACTCTGCGAAATCTTTCATTGTGCCCTCGCTTACGGCATGAGCAAGTTGGGCTTGTTTCTCGTTAATACGTTCCTTGATAATTGCCAGTGTTTTGTCCACTGATTACTCCTTTGTCTTAGGTGACCGCTGCTCCAGTTCCGCTTGTGACTTAGCTATGTCGATACCCATGCGAACGCCAGCTTCTTGCTGTCGAGCAGAAAGTTCAGCTTTATCTTTGGCGACTTTGGCTCCGACCTGCATACCGGCAATCTGTTTTTGCGCAGCGATGCGCTCCAACTCGATGTCCATCTTGTCAGTCTGTGCCGCAGCGTCGATCTGAAGCTTCTGAGCTTTGAGCTGCAACTCCTGCTGCTTAATAGCCAATTCCTGCTGCTGCATCTGGACAATCGGATCTTGTGCGGCTTGTTGTGCTTGTTGTTGGGCAACTTCAGCCTGATCCTTCTGCAACAACTTATCTGCCGCCATAGCCATCATGCGGCTAATTTCGACTTCCATCTCCTCTGGGATGCTTTCTCCATCCTCGTATTTAGGAATGTCGATTGGAACGCCCAACTGTTCCTCGATCTGTTTGCGATACTCAAACGCGATGTGCTCGTTGATATGCGCCATCATCGCGCCCATGATCATGTTGGCCTGTGGGTTTTGCCCCACCATGCCTGCTATCTTGGGGTCACGCATAGCGGTCATATGCACTTGCAAATGTGCTTCATGGTCTTGATACAAGAACGCCTTGACTGGCTTCATGTTCAGGATTGCCATGTTCTCTGACACTGGATCTCTTGGCTTCTGGTCTTCGGCAGCAGGGACAAGCTTGTGGACATTCTTGATACCTAAGACCTCAAGCATCTGTTTGTTCAGCTCGACCATGTCGTAGATCTGTGGGCTTTGCTGTGCCATCTGCATGACTGCCTGATACTGAACCACCTTCTGCGACATAGTTGCCGCGTTAGGGTCAGATACCGGAATCACATCCACCATCTCGTAGTCTTGCTGACGTGCGCGACGGCTACCTTCAACTGGCTCGTAGCTGTACTCAGTCGGAGCGTAAGCAGCGATGATGTGCTTTAGAAGCTTGAACTCCTGCTTCATCGCAAAGTGAATGCGAGCCTGAACTGCGCTCATCACTTTCAGTTGGCGTTCCAGCAGTGCTAATGTCGTTCCAACAGGGGCTTGCGCCGACATGTCAGAGACTTTGAGATCAGCAGCGGAAGCGAAGCGACGACCCTCATCCACGATCTGGTTCATCAGGGACATCAATACCTGCGATGGCTCTTTGTATGGCAATGGCAGGATGTTGTCGCGTATGGTGCCAGACGCCACATCCACATCACGGAACTCGCCCGGAGCGATAGGTGTATCGTCTCCTTTAGTGCGCATGCCTTTGGACTTCAGACCACCCGGCAAGTTTGCCAGCGTGCCCGCATCGACCAACTGTCGCATCAGCGAAGTGCCTGATTTAGCGTACGCGCCGATCAAGTGGATCAGACCAAAGCAATAAAAGCCAAAGCCGGGGATGTAGCCGTAGTGGACGAAGTGAGTGCGCTTTTGCTTACTGTCGTCACTTGGCTCCCAGTTGCGGCGAATAGCCAATACCGTACCGGTACCCTTCTCAATAGTGACGATGTATGGCAACGCTATACCGCTCTCATCCTCGTATCCTTCAAGATTCAGGTCAACCTGCATCTCAAGTAGTTTGTAGCGGTCGTCAGTTGTAGCGCGGAAGCCCATCTTCTCCGCAATCTTCTTCTCTACGTCATCTAATGTATTAGCGGGGGTACCAAGCTCAACGTCGCGGTAGAAGCCAGCGACCTGTAGTTTCTTTAGCTCGTTCTCAGTCTTACGCATCACATGTGTTACACGTGGGGCGTTCTGTAAATTCTCTGAGCCGTAAGGCACAACCACATCTTCAGCGGGGACGAAGATAGAGACTTGACGTGCCAGCGATGGGTCGTAGTACACCTTCTTGAACGCGTTACCGGATAGACCCAAGCCCCACAGCATGCGCTCATGCTCACTGCGATACTCGGTCATTACCTCGGTAAGCTGGTAGTTCATGTCATTCTGAACCCTCTCGGCAGCTTCCTTATTCTCCGTG